CTATTACTGATAAGGGTCTGAAAGTTCTAAAAGACCAGCCTGTTTTTGGTGAATCTAGTAATGCTGCTCCTGTTGTTCATAGTAATGAATATATAGATAAGTACTTACTCATATTCCCTAAAGGTAAATTACCTAGTGGTAAAAGTGCCCGGGTTAACCGTAAGAATATTGAGCAAGCTTTCAAATGGTTCTTTGACAATTATGAGTATGATTGGGATACAGTCCTAAGAGCTACTCTCTACTATGTTGAGACATATGAGAAGACTAACTTCATGTACATGAAGAACTCTCAGTATTTTATAAGGAAGCAAGTGACAGGTGTTACCTTTGATTCTGAATTAGCAAACTATTGTGACATCATCTTAAATGGTGAAGATGATGAGCCCGCACACTTCACAGAAAGAGTAGTGTAATCTTTCAACATTACTTGTTTTTGTAACACCAATTTTATAAATTTGTTACTCCTCATTCAAGGAAATAACAAAATCCAATCACTTAATGTCTTCAAAGCATCTTTGGAAAGAACAAAGAGAAGGTTTTACTGACTCTCTCAAATACCTAAAAGGTAGAATGGAGGGCGTAATAAAAAGCATTAAGACCCCTTGGCAAAAGTTTAATGACGCAACAACTGACGGTCTTGAGTGGCATTCAATGACTGTTATAGGTGGAAGACCTGGTAGCGGAAAAACTCTTATAAAAGATCAAATTGTAAGAGAAGCCTTTAAACTAAACCCTGATGAGAAGTTCCGTGTACTAGAATTTCAGTTTGAAATGCTAGCTAGAACATCAGCTATAAGAGAATACTCCAGTATCCTTGGAAAATCTTATAAATACCTATGTAGTGCTGATGGTAAACTAACCTCGGAAGATCTCAATACCTGCTTTTTATATGCTAAAGAAAAGGTTAAGCTAGCAATTGACATAGTAGAGACACCAATTACTGTGAATGAGTTCAAGGAAGTTGTAGTTGATTACATGAATCATTACTCTGAACTTGATCCTGATGGTAATTATGCTTTCACTAAGACTATTGTTACACTTGATCACTCTTTATTACTTAAAAAGGCACCATTTGAAAAGGATAAGTATGAGACTCTGTACAATTTAGGAGAAGCAATTACTGAGCTAAAGCGCCAGTATCCAATTGCCTTCATCATCCTGACACAATTGAACAGGGGCATAGACAATCCTGAAAGAAATGAAGATGGCAAGTATGGTAACTACATACTAGAGTCAGACATTTTTGGTTCAGATGCACTGCTTCAACATGCTGACACTCTCATTGGTCTTAACCGTCCTGGTAAACAGAAGATAAGACTCTATGGTCCAGACAGATACATCATTGAGAATGACAGAATTTTAGTAATGCACTTTTTAAAATGTAGGAATGGTGATACACGCATGAGTTTTTTCAAGGCTGAATTTGAGAAGATGAGTGTAAGTGAAATCAGCACACCTGCTCAACAAGAAAAAAGAATAAAATTGTAAAATGGGAATTCAAACAACAAATCCAGGTGTACTTACCACCGAAATGAGAAAAGAAAGAATTGCAACTCTAAGAGAACATCATCAACCAATCTTTGATAGCTTGGGTATTTCTGATGCTTTATTTTTTCCTAAGATGGCTTACTATCCAAAGGAGAAAAATGAAAAGGTAATCAGCTTCTTCCCTAGTGAACTTAGAAAAGGTTATGATATTTACACTGAGTTTGTAAGTAGAGATTATGAATTTGAAGATCAACAAAGAACACTTTGGAAACTGAGATTCAACCCCCATTGGGAAACTGAATTTGAGTCAACAAATGATCTTCAACCAAGATATCTTGTACCGGTATCTGAATTAACTAAAGTTACAGTTGATTTAAGCAAGAATACAAGATCAGACTTTGATTTTGAAGCAATAGCAATTGATGATGCACCACTAAGTGAATGCACTCTAAAAGATATTGCTGCTATTCTTCTAAGAACTCCAGTTAGTGATAAGCCATGGTTGAATAAAATCATCAATGACAATGGCTATTAATCTCCCTACAGATAAGGCACCTGCTGTAACAGCTAGTCCTTCAAATCTTATCATCTTTTCAAAACCAAAGACAGGTAAGACTACACTTATCGCAGAACTTGATAATTGCTTGCTACTAGATCTTGAGAATGGATCTAACTATGTAAGTGCTATGAAGATTCAAGCTAATTCAATTGCTGATATTAAAGAAATTGGACAAGCTATTATTGCCAATGAAAAACCTTACAGTTACATTGCTGTAGATACAATTACTAAGCTTGAGGATATTTGTATTCCTTATGCAGAAGAATTGTATAGCAAGACACCTATGGGTAAGAATTGGTTTGCCTCTGGTAAACCTCAGTATGGTAGCATATTGAGTCTTCCTAATGGTGCTGGATATCCATATCTCAGAGAAGCATTTACAAAGGTTGTTGCTTACATCAGCACCTGGGCTCCACGTATCATTCTTTTAGGTCACGTTAAAGACACGGTCCTGGAGAAGAATGGTTCAGAGTTTAACTCTCTTGATCTTGACCTAACAGGCAAGCTTAAAAGAATTACTGCTTCAAACTCAGATTCAATTGGCTACCTGTACAGAAAAGGTAATCAGAATATTCTCAGTTTTAAAACAACAGATGACATTGCATGTGGTGCTCGCCCACTTCATCTAAGCAACAAAGAAATAATCCTTTCAGAGCAAGATGCTGATGGTAACATCATTACGCATTGGAACAAAATTTACATTGACTAAATCAAAAAAGTGTATGATCAGTACAAAAAACATCCCAACAGAAGGTATCTCAATACCAAAAATTATCCAACCAGGTAACCATGTAGTTACTGTGAACTCTGTTAAATTGGATATTCCTCCATTTAACCGTGATGCATATCAGATTATTCTGAATGTAGAGGGTCCAGAACTAGAAAACTTTGACGGTTTCTGGGTTGATAAAGACAATCAATCTGCTGGTAAACATAAAGGACAAGTAGGTTCTGTAAAGCTTACACAATATCCATTTTCTAATTCAACTACCAAGACGGGTGTTGTTATCAACCGTGATGCTGAGATGCTTAAGAGCTTGCAATCATTATGTGGTGCATTATCTTGCATGGATTGGTGGGGTGCTCAAGACAATAAGTACAACACCTTTGAAGAGATTATTAATGCATTCAACAATGAGAAGCCATTTGCTGGCAAGAAACTACGTTGCTGTATTGGTGGTAAAGAATATGAAAACAGACAAGGTTATCTTGCCTATGACATGTACTTTGTGCGCTCTACACGTGATGGTCTTGGTTATGAGAATGCCAATGTAGATGAAGCTTCTTCTAAGGTGGCTACATTTAATCCAGATACACACGTTGTTAGAAAGAAAGTAGAAACTGTAGAAGCATTTGGAGAAGGTGAGACACCTACTTCCAATGCTGTAAGTGGTGACTTTACTTTGTAAGTAATCTAAATATGTAAAAGGGGGAGTATATTGGCTCCCCCTTTTCATTTATTCTAATTGCAATGCTCAGTACTAAAGGAATTATTGATGACCCACGGAAGATTCCTTCTCATTGGGTCTTTGAATTTTATTGTAAATTACCTGAAAAGCTGATTGGCCAAGACATAAAGATCAAATCTGTTTTTAGAAATGAGAAGACACCTAGCATGTGTATCTATTATAAGAATGGAAACTATAGGTTCAAGGATTTTTCCTCAGGGTTAGCAGGTAACCATATTGATTTTTTAAGTTTTCTCTTTAACTGTTCATTGCCTCAGGTATTAATGAGAATAATTAATGACTATAATACCTCTGCTATGAATAATGGTGTGGTAACAGATAGGGAATTTATATCCTATACTAGGTACCGCATTGGTGAATACAAAGTAAGAAAATGGACATCTGAGGACGCTAAGTACTGGATGCAGTTTGGAATTGATTCTAGAACCCTTGATCATTATAATGTATCTCCACTAGATTTTTATACACTTAGAAGAGATATTGATGGTGAAACACAAAAGATCATCTTTGAAAGACCTTATACCTACGCATACAGAAGAATAGATGGTACTCCTTATAAGATTTATCAGCCAAAAAATACTGAGAAGAAGTTTTTGAAGCTGGCAGATTACATTCAAGGTACAGATCAGCTTAAGTTCAATCAACCTAATCTGATAATCTGCAGTTCTCTAAAAGATGGTATGTCTCTTAGTAAGTTTGGGTATAATGCTGAAATTGTAGCTCCGGATAGTGAAAACTCTATGATATCTGCAGGTGTGATGGCAATGTATAAATCAAGATACAAAGCTATATGCACACTGTTTGATAATGATATTGCCGGTGCAACATCTGCACAGAAGTATAAAGATGTTTACAATGTACCAAGTGTCATACTACCCATGTCTAAAGATGTAGCAGATTCTGTAAGGGACTATACTATGAGTTCAACAAGAAATGTTTTAACTCCATTACTAAAAGAAGCTTTAAAAAAATGAATTGGTTATATCAGGGTAAAGAATTTACTGAAGATCAGATACCAGATGGTGCTATAGGCTTTATATACATAATGACTTCTATCATTGATGGAAAAAGCTATGCCTACATTGGTAAAAAGAACTTCTTCTCTAATGTAAAAACAAAGCTTAGTAAGAAGGCAATGCCTACTGATAAGCGCATGAAGACTTACAAACGTGTAAGAAAATCTGCATATCAGAATTACTATAGCAGTAATGAAACTCTAAAGAAAGCTCATAAAGATGGAGTATTAATCAATAGAAATATACTCAAGATCTGTTATTCTAAGCTTGAGCTTTCTTATCAAGAAGTAAAGTATCAGTTTCAGTATGAAGTACTTGAACATGATAACTTTCTAAATGCCAATATACTTGGTAGATTCTATAAACAAAAAAAATAATTTTATGGCAGAACAGGAGTTTTTTATTCCAGGTCTATTCACTAAACTTCAAGAGCTAAACGTAACTTCAGTGAGTATTCCATTTGATGGTAGTGGTGATTCAGGATGTATTGATCTAAGTGAAATCAAATTTTATGATCAAAACAATGATGAGCTTGAGTTAGAATCATCATTGGAAAATGATCTAATAGGTTGTGCTGAGTCACTAGGTGAGCATATACTTGACAAACACTATGGTTATGATTGGTATAATAATGATGGTGGCTACGGGACAATAAACATTGATATTTCAAATAAGACATGGAATATTGAAGGTTACCAAAGAATCACAGATGTAGAAGAAGCAAATGAAGAGGGTAGTCTAGATGCTATAATTAAGTCATATACTGAAAAATAATCATGGCTCATCCATATGATCACAGCCGTTCCTCTGCTAAGAAGTGGGGCGGTGAACCAGAAGAATACATGCATATACATAACTGGTTTGATGAAACTAAGAGTTGGTATGGTCACAGCATGCACAGATTATTTAGACACCACAGTGAGGGTATCTTTGAATGTGAAGGGGTCTTTGGACCCTTTTTTATTAACTCAGTTGGTAAGAAAGTTATGACTCGCTATGTAGGTGAGCAACATGTAAAAGAAGACTGCAATGGTTACATACCAAGTGCAAAAGAATGGATTATTAATATGAACAAGCCTCCTGAATGGATGCTAAGAACATTAAAAATTGAAGACTAATGGTAACAGAAATTAAATTGCAAAATGAGAAAATCAAAGTAGTATTTTCTAATGAAGCAAATCCTGATGAAGGAAATTTATTTGTAGAGTTTACTTGTGTAAGGGATGGTGAATCAAAAGTAACTACAGTAGGTGCGGACCCATCGGTATTTACTAGAGACTCTTCCTTTATGGGAACTGTATATATGGATATGGTGAATGTTTTAATGACCATAAAAAAGCAACTTGATAATAATCAAGCATATGAAGGAGTTCATATATTGACTAGAGAAGAATATAAGCAGTATGTAATAAAAGTATTAGGTCATAAAATTAAAGACTGATGGCAATTATAGGAGGAATACTTCTGATCATACTTGGTGTAACACTAGCAGCATGCCTAATAATAGGACTTTATCTAGTCTGGTTTGAAGCTATACCAACATTTTGGAAAGAAATAAAAAAGAAAATTAAAAAATAATGGAAGAAACATTCACATTATCACCAGGAACATTTAATAGGATTCTTGAATTTGCACAAAGTCCAGATAAAGAAAACAGAATCCTTGCAGGTACAATAATTGAAAACTCTGAATTTCCAAAGAGTATACCTTATGTACTCATGATTTACAAAAAGCTTAAGGATATACCTGTACATGCAAATAACATAGATGATGTATTTACAAGAGAGACAATGAAGAAACTAGTTAGTCTAGGTTTCAGTGAAAGCTCTTTAAATCAAAAACTTCTTAGTTATAATCAGTTGTATATATACATGGAAAAGGCTGGCATCAATGATTCAGAA